ACTTATAACGGACTGTTCGATTTGTTCGCGGTTATTCATTTGTGTCATCCTCCATAAAAATTTTATTGTTTAATTCCATTCCGAATTTAACTCTTTCATCATCGTTACCGAATTCGTTTATTAAATCTTTTTCAACGCTCTTGCAATACCTATCCCATGCGCTTGCTTTCTTCTCCAGTTCTTTGTTACAATCTCGTAACTTAGCTATATCTCCAATAAGCTCATCACGTTGCTTCTTGTACTCTTCACGATCTTTTAATGCTTTGTGAAGTTTATCTAATAACTTGTTAAAGTTAGTACAAAGATTTTTATATTGTTCATCTGATAAGGTGAACGTCATCTCATAACCTCCAATAGCATCTCATTTTCAAAAATATTTCCAACAATTTCAATAATATCGTCATTTTCACTTAGTAATTCAGTTACATTGCTAAAAGTTATATAAAAGGCTCCTTCTTTAAACTCGATAAAACTTACTTCTCTCGAATAACAATCTTGAACAATATCCCCTTCATAAATCTCCACACCGTGCACATCTTTAAATCCTGTGTATTGTAATAGTTTTACTTCATTGAAACTTTTATAACCTGTTGAAATCAAAATGTACCCACTATTAAAATCGATTTCGTCAATAATACTCATAACTTTTTTATCTTTATCCCAAGCTTTAAATTTCAACATCATTCTACCAACTCCCCATCTTTCCAAATCAATGTCATCGTCATGTCATCGTTTAAGATATAGAATGCTTGGGTAGGGAAAGACGTGTTCTCTAAACGTTCTTTGATACTGGTATTTGTGTGCAGCGCTGACATATAGGCTCTTTCTCGAAACTCATATACTTCAAACAACCTATCAAACTTAGTATCTTCCGTTACTTCTTTTTCAATATCAACTATGAAGGGGATATCAATTGGAATAAAACTTGACGTCGAACACTTATTTGTATTTGGATGAAAACGAACGAATCCATCACTAAATCCTGTTGAAAAAAATATTTTTCCTTGTGATAGATCCGGATTTTCTCGCGCCCATTTAATTAATTCATCTAATCTCATTTCTTTTTTAACTTTGATTTTCATTGTTATATCTCCTCTTGAACAGTAAATTTATCGTTAATTGATACATATCCAGTCACATTACATAAGATGCTATCAACATGAAAAGTCACAAAACAGTTGCGCTCAACATCATTTGAATAGAATCTTTTATTACCTGATAACTTGGGGTTATCCCAAGCCCATTGGATAAGTTCAGGTAAATTCATTTCTTTTTCAATTTTGATTTTCATTGTTTCCGCCCTTTTAAAATAAAGTTAGTTGCTTCTGCTCCTCGTATTCCAAACCATGTTGCTTTATATATGTTTCAAGCTCTTCAGCAGTATCAAATGTCTTTTTAACGCTTTGCCAACCTGGCACGATATGCCCATGAAAGTAATAAGTGCCGTTTACTACATGAATATGTGCCACTCGTTCGTTATCTTGATACAGATATCTCTTAGATCCAAAGAATTGATTTAGGTATTCTTTGCGTGCGTTATCTGTCATGGTCATCACTCCTTTTAACAATTAGGTAGACCAAACGACATGCATTCGTCGTATAGCTCTTCATTACTTATGCTTGTCTTATAGTTTTCAATCATATTGCTAACTTCTTTATGACTCATTGCTTTAACTTGTTCGTCTGTATATTTTTCGCAGTCTTCTAATTCCAGTTGCTCCTGTAATGACATCACATATTCAACTTGTCTTTGGGTTGCCATCGTTAACCCTCCCACAAGTCAAAAGCTCTTTGGACGTAAAACTTCGCCTTTGCTAAATCCTCATGACCATTCTTTAACGGTGCTCTAGACAAGTATTTGATTGCATTACCTATTGCGAATGCTAGTTGAGGTGGATACTGTGCCGTAACCTGTTCGATAAAATCTATAATTTCAATGTCGCCGTATGTGTAGTGCGCTGGTTGCTTAACATTGTCTTGCGCTTCGTTCATATCTACTTTTCTGTTACTGATTACGCTCATTATGCTTCACTCCATTTCTTGAACATTTGGTTATAAGTGACATCGAACCAGTACGGATCACGTGAATGTTTTTGTGGCGTTCCATCATAAAGCCATGGTCTTAATCTTCTCTTTCTTTCCTGTTCATATTCCGCTCTCACATTTCGTTGGTATCGGTTCAAAATCGCTTTTTTTCTGATTTTTTCTCTCCCTTTTTCTTCATCTTTTATTTGACTCTTCATATATTCAACTTCTTCTTTAGATTTTGAGTCCTTTCTTCCACACAATAATTCATCGCCGCGCATTTTATGTTTGTATCTATATCTAAGAAGTTCTGGAGATATATGATATTTTTCTGAAACTTCTCTCAATGTCATTAGTTTTCCTTTAATACGCACTCTTATAACTTTTCTTCTAGCCATCATTCCACCTCTAAATCTAAAACCTTGATATTTATAACGTTATATTTTAATAGTTCACCTGGATTATTAAATAAATAGTCCGCCAAATTTTCTTTTTCTTTATCAATCTGATTGTAATTAACACTTTCGACTTCTGTAGGAATTCTAATGTCAACAGAAGCATTGATATAAGCTTGATGTTGCATGCAATCACACTCCTAATCCTTCATATAAAACGGAGAAGTAAACCCGTCACTATTCAAATTCAATCCTTTTGCCCAATCAACAGGCTTATTCATGATAGTTTCGATTTCCTTAAGTCCATTTGAACCTCTAGGTATTTCTACAATTACTTCATCATGGACATGGCCAACTATTTTAAAACCTAATGCTTCAAGCCTTGCTATAGAAATCGCAAGTAAATCCCTTGCAGTTGCTTGAACAATATTCTCGACTAACTTCCCACCATACGTTTTTAACTTTGACCATTTACGGTTAAGATCTAACCCCATAAATTCAACAACTTGACTACCCCAACTATTTTCACCAACTAAAGCTTTTGGATAAGCTAAAGCTCTTCCACTAGGCAGTTCAATCATTAGAAAACCTTTTTTCATATAAAATCTAAGTCCATGTGTATGATGCGTCTTTCGGGATTTTACAGTATTAATTGCAGCCTCTTGGCAAGCCTTCCAAAAATTAACTATGTTAGGATTTGCGTTACGCCAACTATCAACTAAACCTTGTAACTCGTTTTCTTCAATGCCCATTTCCAATGCACCCATTGCTTTTAAAGCTCCAGCGCCACCTTGATAGCCTAAAGCTAATTCGGACACTTTTCCTTTTTGTCTGAGAGGGTCGCCTTTAGTTATGCTTTCTACCGGTACATTAAACATTTGAGAAGCCGATGCTTCATATATCTTTCCGTGTGTGTTGAATACATCTAAACGCCATTGTTCTTTTGCATACCATGCTATGACTCTTGCCTCTATTGCAGAAAAATCACTTACTGCTAGTTCATTACCTTCTTCAGCAGTAAATGTCGTCCTAACTAATTGACTTAATAAGTCTTGAGGATGAACATTGAGTAATAAATCTAAATCATCAAAACGTTGTTCTTTAATAAGATCTCTTGCTATTTCTAATTCAGTATCTGAAATATAATGCTTTGTTAAATTCTGAAGTTGTACACCTCTACCTGCCCATCTTCCAGTACCGGCACCGTAAAATTGAAACAGACCTCTTACCCGTTCATCACTGCACATCATGTCATGCATTTTGTTGTATTTTTTCACACTGGTTTTAGACATTTGCAATCTAATTTCTAGCATTTTTTTAGCTTTTCCTGTTGCTTCTTTTAAGTACTCCTGAACCGTTTTCTTTTGTAAATTAGGTATATCTAATCCTTGTTCATCCTTTAACCAAGCCAATAACTGTGTAGGACTATTAGGATTTTCTAAACCTGTTATATGTTTAGCTTGTTTAAGCAATTCTTCTTTACTCTGCTTATCGAGCACATTAGCTCCTAACATCAATGATTTAGAAAGCTTAATACCTCTGTCGTTTATATGTTGGTCAAAAACCCAATATGCTTGTTCAATTGCAGTTACTGGAAAGTCTTTAATTTTATGAGCAATCGTCATTTCTACTTCTACATCTCGAATACAGTAATCTATAAATTGTTGCCATTTTTCAAGATCATGTTCAGGCAAGTTTCTTGTTCTTCCTCCATTAACTTTTGTTGGTTTACAAGGTATAGAGAAATAACGAATTAAATTTTTACCTGCTTTATCTTTTTGGCTTTGTAGTCTTAAAACTTCTCCAACTTTATCAAGCGAAGCAGGTAAGCCAATACGCATTGAATTAACCATTGTGCAAATCCATTCTTCAGGTGGCATCTGTTTATTAAAATGTTTAGCAAGACAAGTTCTTTCGAAATTAGCATTGAATGCATACTTTTTTACAGCAGGATCAAAAAGAGCAATTTTAAACGTCTCAAAATCAGCGTGGAAAGGCTCATTATCTACTTTAGTCATGTCAATCGCACTAATCGCTCCACCATCTATTGAATAAGCTATAATTAAAATTTCGAAATCTTCAGCTTCTGTGTATTTATAGGCACCACATTTCGAAATATCATTACTGCTATATGTTTCAATATCTATATTCATAAATCTCAAATTCTTGACACCTCAATTTCTTTAAAATTAAAGTGGGGCTAAAACCCCACCTATTGACTTATAAGAAATCCTCATCATCAGTGTCTAATTCATCAAAATCATCTTCTGCTGCACTTGCACCGCCAAGAGGTTCGCCTTTTTCTACAAGTTGAATGTTGTTCAATCCAACTGCGATACCCTTATTACCATTTGTGTTGAATGGAAATAAATTGATTGAAGCTCTAATATAGTCACCACTTACAATAGTTCCAGAATCCGTTAATCTAATTTTGTTTTGGTCAATAATACCAGGTGCTTGTTTGCTTGATGCGTTAATAAAATAAGCGTCTTGATAATTCACATCATCTTCTCTTTCAGTATCTCCATCACGTAATGGAAGTTTCAGATTTGCAGGAACTTTGCCTCCAAACTTACTAACTTTTCCTTCTTCTTTAGCAGCTTCTATAGCTTGTTCAATGGCTTTTATCGTACTTGTATCTGATTTAGGAATGATTAAACTGATTGAATACTTTGCTTCTTGCCCTTCTTGCATACTGTGAGGTTCAAAAATATGTGCATATGATGCTCTTACTTTTCCTGTAATCACTTTAGTTTTATTTAATACTTTTGCTTTCATGTTTATATACCGTCCTTTTTAATTTTTATAGTTTGTCAAAATCATCTTCAGCAGATTGCTTTATAGCTGGTCGTTTATCAGACTCGGTAGCAAGTGTTAATTTACCTTGTGGCTTTTCTATAAAGCCCTCTGTAATTTTAGAAAATGCTTTTTTACCAATTAATTTTTCTAATTTCGTAATGCTAAGTAACTTGGTTTCTGTAATATCTTCAGGTTTATAACCCGCTTCAACTAACTTTTCAAGCGTTGCTTTTGTATCAGTTATCATTCTTCGCGAACGACCTTCTACAAGCTTCCAACCAGGATAGTTTTTATCATTTCCTTTCGCTTGATCTAGCGCATAATGTTCTACTTCATCAGCCCATTTTTTGATATCAGGCAGTTTATATAAAAGTTCTGCAATCTCTTCATCACTTAACAAATGTGGTGGCTTTTGAGGCACATTTTGCATGTATTCTGCACGTGTTCTACATGAATGCTTTATCTTACAGAATCTACAATGACTACCTGCTTTAAACTCACCTTCACCGTTATAAGCAAGTCTGGCTAATGGTTTAACAAAATCGGTTCCCCATTGAAGTAATCTTGATATTGGTAACTCTTCAGTAGAAAAGTTATCTATTCGTGGTTGTATGATAGTCATGCGAACTGTATGAATGTCATACATTAAACTAAGCAGTTCATATGCGCCCAAGCCATATAATCTAAGTTGAGGATTATCTATAGCTGAAACTTCAATGCCTTTACCGTATTTAAGGTCAATAATTTCAAGTACACCACCTGAAAATATAAGGACATCACCAGTACCAAAAGATTCAGGGACGTATTTACCTAAATCCAATTTTGTTTCAAATAAAGCTATTACATCATTATCCCTACTCAAAGCTTCGTTATATTTTTCTTCTACATTAGCTACATACTCTTCAACATATTCACGCAACTCTTCACTGTAATATTGATTTCGCTTATAATTTTGAAAAGCTTTATTAAACTCAAACTGTGTTAGGCCTTCATATTTAAGACTGAAATATAACTCACTTAATTCATGGGCGAATGTACCTTCTTCAGCAAAAACTGAACTTTTATCTGCAATACCTTCACTTGCCTTAATACTCGGTGGGCAGTTTAGCCATTGTTTCGCACCACTTGCACTTAGCTTTGCATGAGCTCTATTTGAGTGATCTAGCTTCATGCATTAATTCTCGCTTCCATGAAATCAACAATTTTTTCATAATGTTCTTCTTTGATAGTAGATAGCTTATCCGCACCAAGTTCGTTAAGTTTATTTCTAAATTCTTTCTTATCAGAAGTATCTGCTTTTTTAAGGAACTCTTTTCCTACTGATAAAATATAATCTTTAGTTAAATCAGTAGACGTTTCCTTAACTTCTTCAATTGTTTCCAGTTGAGCTGTTTCTTCTTTTGGCATTGGTGCTTCTTTAACTTTCTCTTGTACGATTGATGAATCCACAGTTGATAGTTCAGTATTTAACACACGTAAATTCTTATTTAATAGTTTTAATTCTTCAAAAATATCTTCTAATATTGCCATTGATTAAATCCTCCTTAAAATTGGTTAGCTAGACGAATCATTAACTTGATACGATCTTCTATTTCTCTAGGGTCATCACTTTGTTCATTCAATCTTGCTAACAATTCAAATTGCTCTTCTAAAATTTCTTTTTTACGTTCGACGACAGTTAAATGTAATTGTGCTTCGATAACACGCCATTTTCCCCAACTTTCCATTTCAACCTTTCCTTTTTTCTTAAGTCTCGAAAGTGTGGATTTTGCATGTGTTTTCGATACTCCAAAAACTTCAACTACATCATCAGGATTGAAATTGTCATATGTTGCAAAATGTGATAGTATTTTTTGTTGTAAGGTCATATTAATAACTCCTTATATAATTATTTAAAACAATTGCTCATCTTGCACTGTTACTTGCTCCAACAAGTAGCAGTTTTTTTATTCTTCATAAAAGTATTCCTTATAGAATATGAATGTTGCGATACTTGCGAATCCTGCAATTGACCATGCTGTAGTGA